TGGAAAAGCAGAGGCAGGACAACGTGCATTAGGAAATAGATCTATTCTCTTTGATGCTTTTAATCCTGACGCCAAAGATATTGTTAATAAAATTAAAAAACGTGAATGGTATCGTCCATTTGCAGGTATGATACTACAAGAAGATGCCAATACTTGTTTCGATATGTTAGGTTTGGAAAAGAGTGAGTTTATGACAAACTCTTTTCAAATTAGAGATGAGTGGAGATCTAAACTTCAAGGCATTGTCCATGAAGATGGATCCTGCAGAATTCAAACCGTGAGTGAAGGACATTTACTTTATGAACTCCTCAAAGAGATCAAATCTGTGCGAGGTATTGGGATTCTTCTCAACACTAGTTTTAATCTTGCTGGTGACCCCCTTGTTGAAACGCCCTCAGAAGCACTCAGAACATTGCATAACTCCGAATTAGATTATGTGTGGTTTCCAAAACTTAAAAGTGTTGCCGCATAACTAAACCTATTATATAATATTAGGGTGTGAAGGAAGTGCAATCGGGGTCTTCGGACCCCATTTTTTACAATAAACATCGTTATGCATAAACCTTATTCCCAAGAATGGCATAGATATCGATATCTCAAGGAAGCGATCGATAAATACCTAGATGATGGTATTGATCCGACGTTTATTGTGGATGACATTCGTGACATTCTACATATTCGTTCTGAATCAGCATATGCTGAGTTCCAAAGGATCAATCAATTAGAACACTATCTATCGGAAGAATAGTATGCTCTCCACCCAATATCGCCTTCGTCTTGAAGGTATCTGCAAGAGAATCATTCGTGGCGAAAATGTAAATCTTGAAGATATGATTTGGTCAAATAAGTTAGCAAAAGCAAATACAACTGCTAGTGAAATGCTTAAAAAAGCAAGACGCCAGGCTGCCAATCCAGACATGGTTGAAGGCAGTATGGATGATTTTATGAATAAAATGGGATTGGGTGATCCCGATCCATCAAATCATCGCTCAGGATTTAGTAGTGCTGATGAGATTGTAGATTGGTTTAATCGCGAGAAACCAGATGACTGGCGACAAAGAGATTGAACATAAGTTTGAATATCAATGGGGCGGTGAAGATACCTGGTACACAAAGTCAAAACGTTGGGCAAATAAACAAAAATTTCCCATCAATCATCTTGCCCTTGGTTTAATTGAGTGGTTATGGGAAAGGTGGATTGATGGTAGAGTAGAGATGGAGATGACTTCTGTTGACAAACAGGCAGAAGAAATCAAGAAACAATGGGAAGAAGAAGAAAAACAAGAACCCATTACTGAATCAAAACCATCAGAAGTAGAAGGACTTGATGATATTAGTATCAAAGCACCTTACATTTCAGATTAGACCTCCCAATGGGAGGTTTTTTAGTGTCTAAATATAGTCAGAAGAATATTATTTTGAGTCAAAATGCCTCTTTCAAGACTAGAGAATTTCCTCAAGAACGCTGAAGGTAATATTTTATATGTAAACCCTTCCGACTTTGATGCTACAGACAGTATTGAGAACAGAGGTAATTCTCTGACTCGTCCTTTTAAGACAATTCAAAGGGCACTGATCGAGGCGGCAAGATTTTCGTACCAGACAGGAAAAAATAACGATAAGATCGACAGAACAACGATTCTGACGTTCCCAGGAACGCACTATATTGATAATAGACCTGGATATACTGTTGTAGATAACAGTGGTACTGCCCAGTTTAAGGCAAGAAGAAATAATGGTTTCGTTGAAGTAACTCTGAATGAGTTTACAACAGAAACCAACTTTGACGTACTTGACAGAAACAACGATCTTTACAAGTACAACTCTACTGAAGGTGGCGTAATCCTGCCTCGTGGTACGTCTATCATTGGTCTGGATCTCCGTAAAACCAAGATTCGTCCTCTGTATGTTCCTGATCCTGAAGACGATAGGTTCACATACACTTCGATCTTTAGAGTTACTGGTACTTGTTACTTCACGGCATTCTCTCTGTTTGATGCCGATCTTGCTAAAGTTGCATATTATGACTTCGACAGTAACACTAAGAAACCAACATTCTCTCACCACAAACTGTCTTGCTTCCAGTATGCAGACGGTGTAAATAATGTCATTATCGACGGTACGGATTCTCAACTGACCGACCTCGATATGTTCTACTATAAGGTTGCTAGAGCATATGGTGATGCTTCTGGTAGACCTGTTGGAGACTTCCCAACGTTTGATGACTTCGAACCCAACATCGACGAATTTAGAATTGTTGGTGACCTTGCTGCTGACCCAGTTGGCATCAGTTCTATTAAGTCTGGTGATGGCAATACTGCTTCTACACAGATTACTGTAACCACAAACAAACCACACAATCTTTTCAAAGAGACTCCCGTTCTTATTGCTGGTATTACTACATCCATCAATGCATATAACGGTTCTTTCGTTGTTGATGAAGTCTTAAGTGATACTGAGTTTAGATATATTTCTCCTCTTGTTCCTGGCAACCCTCTGCCAATTCCCCAAGAGATTCAGAACTCCTCTGTTATTATTGAACCTGACACTGTAGGATCTGCATCTCCATATATCTTTAACTGTTCTCTCCGTTCGGTTTATGGTCTGAACGGCATGGATTGTGATGGCGACAAGGCGACTGGATTCAAGTCGATGGTTGTTGCACAGTTCACGGGTATCTCTATTCAGAAGGATGATAATGCATTCATTCTGTATAACCCAGACACTGCAATCTTTAATGATGATACTTCTGTTGCTGATGCTGAGAGACCTCTTCACAGTAACTCCAGTGCCATTTACAAACCAACATACGAAACCTCTCACATGAGAGTGAGGAACAACGCTGTTGTTCAGATCGTTTCGGTGTTTGCTATTGCGTTCGCAAGACACTTCCAGGCAGAAAGAGGTGGTGACGCCTCTATTACCAACTCTAACTCCAACTTCGGTCAAACTGCTCTTGAGTCTAGTGGATTCAGACCATTCTCCTTTGATAGAGACGATGTTGGTTATGTTACTCACATCATTCCACCTAGAGAACTTACAGCAGAAGACACCACAATCTCTTGGTTGACTCTGGATGTTCAGAAGACTATTGGTATTGCTGATACTGGTAGACTTTATCTCTATGGATATGATACTCAGGAAGTTGTTCCACCTTCTCAGGTTGACTCTTATCGAGTTGGTGCAAGAGCAGGTGATACTCTGAAACTTGCTCTGGTAGATACCACTACTGGTGCTGCCGTTCCTAATGTATATTCTGCACCAATCTTGATGCAGTCTGGTGCCTCTGGTATCACAACTTCGTATCGTAAGGTATACAATGTTGTTCGCAATGCGGGCGTCAACTTTATTGTTTCTAACGTCTTTACTCTGATTGAAAACCATCAGTTACTCACTGGTGAGAAAGTTAGAGTCTTTTCTGACACTGGTGAGACACCAAATGGCATTATCAATGATAAGATTTACTATGCCATTACTGGTGGTTCTCTTGCTGCAAATAGAATTCAACTTGCCGCAACTCTGAACGATGCTCTCTCCCGTAGACCTTTAACTGGTCTCTCTAATGGAGGCGGTAAACTTAAGATCATTTCTACGGTTTCCGATAAAGAACCTGGACAACTCGGACACCCAATTCAATTTGATAGTGTAAACAATAACTGGTATATTACTGTTGACCCAAGTTCTGTTTCCAACACCATTTATCCAGCACTCTATAGTCTTGGAGTTGGTCAGATTGGTGAAGAATCAGGATCCACATACCTGGAAAGAAGAGTAGATAACAGATCTCTGCAAGATAGACTTTATAGAGCAAGATACGTTATTCCTAAGGAACACGTTGATGCACGTCCACCTACTCCTGGTTTCGTTCTTCAAGAATCTAAGACAGTTGGTATTACATCTGCCTCTTATCTGAGTGCAGACTTAACTAACCCAACACAACTTAGAAACGTTAAGATCGTCAAGAATGCTACATGGGCAAATGATATTATTACCATTACGACAGAAAAGGATCACAAACTTGCTGTTGATGACTTAGTAACTCTTAGAAATATTGATTCTGTCAACAACCCAGACGGAACCTACAATGTTGGTTTCAATGGTGAGAATCCAGTTACGAGTATTCTGAGTAGAAAACAGTTCACTATTGCTGGTATTACAACTGATCCTGGTGCATTTAAGAACCAGATCAACCAGAGAACAACACAGGCACAGATTGAGGCACTGCCTACTGTTCAAAGATCTAAGTCTAAGGATAGTCTCTATGTCTATCGTGTTCAAGAAGTAAAACCACATATTCCTGGAACATCTGGACAAGATGGTATCTACAACCTCATTCTTGTCTGTGGTTCTATCCCTCTTGATAAAGATCTTGGTTTCGGTGTTTCCTTCAAGTCATTCTCTCAAGACGTTAGAAACCTCTATCCACAGCAAGATAGAGATAATTACAACTCTGATCCAGAACCTTCTGTATCGTTTGCACAACCTTCCGTCATCGGTAAGGTTATTTCTAACGACAAGAAGAAGTCTCTCACAAGAGAATCCCTCAACTACTTTATGCAGGGATTCAATGTTGGTACTGCTGTAACTGGTGCTGTTGTTTCTGGTACAGGTAACACTACTATTACTCTCTATAGTGAAGTAGAACACAAGTTCAATTCCATCAAAGAAGTTAATATCATTGATGGTGGTGCTGGATACAACAACAGCACAGGTATTGCAACTGTCATTTATGCCGCAGACTTCGTTAATAATGCCTTGATTGGTAGAGGTGCTGCAGCAGAAGTTCAGATCTCTGCTGCTGGTACTGTTTCTAGTGTCAAGATTATTGATGGTGGTTGTGCTTATGGTGTAGGTAACACCATGACCATTGATCCATTCCCAGCAGGTGCTGCAACATCTCCTGCTGTTGTTGAAGTTGTTTCTGTCTTCGACAACGTTGGCGATGGTTTGGATCTCTCTGGTTTCGTAGATCCATTGTATAATGGAACTCATAAGATCGTTGATATTCCTACTTCTAGATCTGTTTCTATTGAGATTGATAAACCTAATATTGTTTCTCCTTACTATGAAACTAGAACTGATAGAAGACTCCCACAATACTCTCTCGCCAACCCTGGTGTAGGTATTACTTCTATTGAAATGACTGGTGCAACTGGTGTTGCAACTGTTAGATGTACTAACAATCATACTCTGGTTGCTGGACAAACATTTACTATTGTTGGAACAGGCAATTCCTTCTTTGATGAAAGACCATTCGTTGTCGTTGATGTTGATCAGAATACACCACTGACGGATATTCACTTTAACGTCGGTGTACACACTGCTGGAATCGTCACTGCTTATAGTATTACTGATGCCAGACTGTTTGGTCATGGCATGAGAGCGAGAGCAAGATCTCTTGGTCTGGGTGAGAACAATCTGGGTGCAAGAGCGGCAACCTTCTACACAGGTATCAGCACAACTCTTGCTGCTCCAATGACAGCAACTGACTCTACAATTACTCTTACCAACACTGCTGGTTTCCGCAAGGGAGATTATTGTTTAATTAACGCAGAGATTGTCAGATTCACCAACGATAACGTTAACTCGGTTATTCGTGGTCAGTTTGGTACTGTTGCGAGTGCTGCTATCTCTGGCGCAACGATTAAGAAGATCGAAATTGTTCCAATGGAACTTCGTAGACCTTCTATTCTTCGTGCCTCTGGTCATACATTTGAATATCTTGGTTATGGTTCTGGTAACTACTCTACATCTCTGCCACAAAAACAGGATAGAGTTCTGAGTTCTGATGAACAACTCGCCGCCCAGAAGAAAGAGGCAAATGGTGGTAAAGTCGTTTATACTGGTATGAACGACGCTGGTGAATTCTTCACTGGTTACAACAAACTGTCTGCAATTACTGGTGAGGAAGAGGTCATCGGTGCTCCTATCTTCACCTACACTGGTGATGATGCAGAGTCTGAGGCAACTAAGAAAGTTTCTGGTGTATTTGACGAGATTCTGGTAAGAGAAGGCATCACTGTTGAGGGTGGTGATAACAACAATAGAACTTCTCAGTTCTACGGTCCTGTCAACATGACCGAGAAGTTGACTAACAGTTCCATTGATGGTATTGAAACTAGAAACCTCTTCCTGAAAGGTACTGCCCCTCAGGGTAAAGAACTGACCGTAGGTATCTCAACTCCATTAACTGCAAAGAGATCTGGTGATATTTCTCTTATCACTAACCCCAATACTGGTGGTTATATTGGACACATCTATGCTGAAGGTGAGTGGAGAAGAATGGGTGTTGTCTCTCAAGAGAGAGATAGACAGTTCTTCAAGATTGATCAACTTGGTATTGGTCAGTCGGGTGTTGGTCAATTTAACTTCACTGATGCCCTTGAGGTTAATGGTACGGTTAAAGTTAATCACCTGTATGTTTCTGGTATTGTTACCTTTGCATCTCCACAGACATTTACTGGTGTTACATACGATAGCATCATTGTTAGAAAGATTGCCAACTTCTGGGGTTACAACACTACTGGAGGCATTTCTCCTCAAGGTATTCCCTGGGAGAACTATGGTTACTACAGTATTGTAGATGAAGGCGGTGTATCTAGACTCTTTGATGTAGAAACTGTCGGTACTTATGTTTCCTTCAAACCTGCTTCTCACATCAGCATTGAAGGTCCAATCAATGATACTTACGCTGGTGTAAGTACATTCGTTGGTACACTTGATGTTGGTAATATCGAGTGTGATGGTGGTACAATCAATGTAACCACGTTGACTGCTATCAATGCTGGTATTGATACTCTTGCGGTACGCAAGAATTTCTCTACGCCATCGGGTATTGTTACCGATCTGTATTCTGAGGTTGCCTCTGTAACTAATGGTCTGTATGCGAACCTCGGTATTATTACCGACTTCTACAGCAGCACATCGTACACAAATGAGGCAAATATCTACTCGGGTATTGTCACTAACCTGTATGCCTCCAACAATCTGACCACTCCACAGGCATACATTGCAAACGGTATTGCCACTAATATGAGTGGTACAAACCTGAGTTACGATAACATCATCGGTGTCGCAATGACAGCGACTGATCTTAACTTCACTGACCAACTGTTTGGTCCTACTGCCTTCATTAACAGTGGTATCATTACAGCAGTTAGATCCAGTGTAATCATGGGTCCTGGTCAACAGGGTCAGGGACAACCTTCTCTTGAGATTGTTGCTAACTCTGGTGTTGTTACCTCTCTGGTTGGTACTTACTCTACGCTTACATTCCTGAACACTGGTAACGGTGGTTCTCTGACTTCGCCTAAACTTTATGTCAACTCTGGTATTATTACCGCCCTGGGTGATACTGGCGTCAATATGACAATTCAGTGTGGACCTACTGGTAAGATTAACGCCTTCCAGTTTGTACATACTGCATCTCAAGGTACTCCACCTATCATTACATCTTCTACAACCAAGTGCGTTAACTTAAACGCAGACTTGTTGGATGATATGAATACTTCATCCACAAATCAGACTGGATTGTCTATTGTAAGTAGAGATAATACTGGTAGTTTCTCTGCAAACGTTATTACTGCAAATGCATTTAATGGCGGTTCTGGATCCTTCTCCTCTGGATCTATCAGTGGTAATTTGGGAGTCAGTGGTTCAACAACTCTCAACAACTTGACCGTTAACGGCACATTCAGTGCTGGTGGTACTTTCAGTGGTACTGCTGCTCAGGCAAATGATGTTGAGATCGTTGATACTCAGAACGGTGGATGGTTCTACCCAGTAATGACCAAAGTTCCCGAGAATGATGGTCTTGGTTATAGACAACTGTATCGTGACCAGGGATTCCTGTTCAACGCAAACGTCAACCAGATTGCTGCTACGGGTGATATTGTTGCCTTCTATTCTTCCGACGAAAGACTGAAGGATAACATCGCTCCTATCCCCAATGCTCTTGATAAGATTCTCTCGATCAGTGGTAACACCTTCGAGTGGAACAACGAAGAACATGAAACTGGACACGTTGGCGAAGATACTGGCGTCATCGCACAAGAGATTGAGGCACTCGGATTACCTGGACTTGTTACCACCAGAAAGGATGGATACAAGGCAGTTAAGTATGAGAAACTCACCGCACTCTTGATCGAGGCAGTGAAGGAACTCTCCGCCAAAGTTTCTGATCTGGAAGAAAAACTCAAGGATAAGTAAATGGACGAACCCGATTTCATTATTGATTTTGATCTAGAAGATATCTGCCTTCTCTATAAATCAGTCTCCGTACATTTGGAGACTGATGGACTAGAGGAGGATCTTTCTGAAAGATTGAGAGATCTTCAGACACATCTTTATAGAACTATTTTGGAGTGCAAACTCGCTGGAGGGTTCGAATAAATACAAAAAAAGAGGATATTATGTCTTTGAATTTGATTGATACTGGTGAGATTAAAATTAGCAATGACATGCAATATGTTTCCGTAAGAATCGGAAAAGATCAAAATCATCCAGTTATTGTTGTAGATAATTTTCTGGAAGATCCTGATTATTTCTTGGAGAATATTGTAAATAAAGTTCCTCTTGAAAAGAATAGGGAACAGTTTGATGCTGGTGGTAGTTCTATCCCAGGATATACGGGGCAAATCTTCATGATGTTGCCTGAAGTTAGAAATGCAATAGGATATTTCATTGATAAATTTACCGATTTCGAGATACCTGATCCAGAGAATCTTAGGTATGCATTTCAGGTAAATGCCATTGATAGTAGTCTACAATTTCCAAAGGCACTGATTCAACCTCACGTTGATCCTGCCATGTTTGCGTTTGTTCTCTACATGAACAAGGAAGTTGATACTGGAGAAGGTGATAATTATGCAGGTGGTACAGCATTTTATTCTCATAAAACTGCTGGTTGCATAAACATGGAACATGTATTTGTGAAATTCAAAAGAGAAGAACCTTACTGGAATTACAAAGAATGGGAATATGATTTCCTGGAACAATCTACTGACATGGTTCCTTTGGACTACAAATGTATGGATCCTGTGTGGACAGAGATTCATGAAGTTCCAATGAAATACAATAGATTAGTTCTCTATCCATCATATCTCTGGCACTCTGCAAAGTTTGCTTCTAGTGATTTCAAGGATAGACTTAGAGTTTCTGTTTCGGGATTCGTTGCGAAAGAATATTTCTTATGAATCTCTCGGATCATATACATGATTATCATGATGTATTAGATGCTGATGAATACTTTCGACTTCTGAAGTTATTAAAGAACTTTGAGTTTCCAGACTTTGAAGATATTGCAGAGGATGCAAACTATTCTCTCAAGGGACATAGGCAACAGGTTCTTTTAACTGAGGGTGAAGTATTTGACATTGTTCATGCTGCCTTCAAAAGAACGATGCCAAAGATATTGAATGACTATCGTTGGTGCCTTCCAGATGGAGATGTCTTCGATAAATATAGTGGTTACTGGTTATGTAAATACCCAGAAGGAGGATATCTTTCATATCATACAGATATGGATGCCGACGCTGCATCAGTTACTGCATCATTTCAAATCAATGATGACTATGAAGGTGGCGAAATGGTCTTCTGGAAAAACTATACGTTAGATAAACATAAAAACTCCATTCATGTTTATCCAAGTGCTTTGGTTTATCCACATGAGGTCGCCAAGGTTACATCAGGAACAAGGTACTCAGTCGTTGTATGGTTTGCTTACGATAAAGGAGAACAATGGTAGATTTTGGATCGCTCGAAAAATTAGTCAAGTCGAATGACTATCCGCACTTAGTTTCTCAAACTGATGTAGAGAACGTCAGAAAGATTGTTGATGCCAATCCATCTCTCTTTTCAAAGGCATGGAATGAACGTGGTTCGAAAAGAAGGGATAGTGGATGTATTTTTGTCCGACAATACACTCAGTCTCCTACTTCTGGACTCAAAAACGTCAATATTGATACTCTTTATGGGTTCTTTTTTAAAGCACCTACAGGTATTACAGAGTGGCAACCATATGGTAAAGATGTGATTCATAGAAACCCCATCTTTAACTACTTCATGGGTAACAGATTTCTTGCATTTGATGCAGCAAATCCCACCGAAATTGTGGAAGAACATATTGACTTTGAAATCTTCCCAATGTTCCCTGCAAGTATTAAACACTTGTGTAATTTGATTGGGGATTTAGTAGGCAATCCGAATACATCCGAACTGGAAAGTATTTTCTCTGGTATTGATAATCTTGCCGATCCAGAACTTAAAGATTCATATGATTTGTCACCCACTTATTTGATTCACAATCGTCTCAAAAATAGTGTGGAGATTCTCTTAGTTAGAAATGATGATAATGTCGGGACAGTGAAGGACTTGCTCGCAAATGTTGCTGGAAGTAAGAGAACTAAGATGTATTTGAGTACAAGTAATACCATTGATGTGATGGACTCATTGTATATTGATGAGAATACCTATGTGAATGTAAGTATCACATTTGATTCTAACGGGGTTCAGAAAAAGTTTGGTCAGAATGTGTTGCCCAAGAAGAAGAAAGATGCGCCAGCAGGCACTACTGCCCAAGATAACTTTACAAAGTATCAGTATTACAAACAATGTCATATTGATTCCCTGTCATCTATTGCCCAGTCAACAGAAAATTGTTCTTGGTTGCCCGAAGGTTGGGCACCAGAATTAAACAACTGGGAAAATAGTACCAGTACAGAAAATATATTTGCTACCTTCCAAGTATCTACGGAACATGAAGGCAACTCTATGCGCGTTGCATATGGATTTGTTGGACCTCTTAATGGTCCAGAACCACATTAAACAATCGGATTACTGATAACGATACCCATTGTGGGAGTAGTTTGCTTTGCCGCCGCCTGGACCTCCGCCGTTGCCTCCATTACCACTGTTTCCTCCGTTAGGACCACCGCCGCAACCTTGCTGACCATAACCTCCGCTATTGCCGCTGTTGCCACCGCCACCGCCAGAACCATAACTCTGGAGATCACCTCCACCGCCGCCATTTCCACCGTTTCCGCCATTTCCTGCTCTGCCATTTCCACCGTTTCCGCCATTACCACCAGAGGCACCTGGCCATACTAAATTCCAGACACTTCCGTTCCATTCGTAACCCCTACCTCTGCCACCTGATCCACCATTACCACCATTTCCTCCGTTACCACCATCACCATTACATTCTCTCTTTGTTCCATTACAGAACCAACCGTTACATCTGACGCTACCGCTGTGTTGACCGTTGCCACCATTGCCACCGTTACCGCCATTTCCTCCGCCACCTCCAGCACCAAAGATTCCTACAGATGCCCATTGACCATTCCACATACTATCGGGAATCTTGATAGCACTTGCGATATGTAGACCACTGTTACCAGCACCACCGCCATTATTTCCTGGACGACCAACAATTCTAGGAGTACCTGTACCTACAAGTTCAACTTGAGCACCATTCAAGTCTCCACTATTGTTAATTCTCAGTGCAGGATTAGTGTCATAGGATCCAGCATGACCACTAAAGATGATTTTTTTGTTTGCCTGAGAAGTCCAGTCAGTGTCTCCATAAATCTCCCATCTTGCCTGGAGATGTACAAAGTTTCCATTGCAATATGCATAGATTGTTTTAGTTGACCCACGGAAATTACTGAAATAAATCTGTCCACCAGTGGGAACATTATTGTTATATTGACAGTTCGGAACATTACCACCTCTATATTTGGAGGATAAGTAATTTCCACCACCAAATGTAGAGTTTAACTGACTCATGTAGATCGAACCACTGGCAAAGTAATTATCAGTTGCCTTTGAGATCTGACCGTTTCCGATAACACCTGACATTACACTTTCACCAGGCACATCTGATGCTACCATTTCCGATCCATTATCAGCATTTGTCACAGAAACAATCTTCTGATTCTCTTCTGGAACTGCAACAATGTCATCCTTTGCAGATGTTGCGAGTTGTCTCAAGATTGATTGATTTAACTCTGACATGTATGGTACAATATGACGCCTGCCGTTATTTATCTAAATATACGCCGAGAAAGAGTTTATTATGAACACAGAAACAAAGTACAAAGAATTAGTAGACAAGGCACTCAAATTGAGAGATGAGTTGCTCCAAATGGAGAAAGATTTTAACGAGAAGAAAGAAGAATTTCTCCGATTGCAAGGTGCCATCAGTGTTTTGGAGGAAATGCAGACAGGGGTTGCCAAGGGATCCTGACTCTGTTATTCTACTTGTGTTGGTGGATGACCGACGGCACACTCCGCGGCAACAAATATCCGTTGCTACGGCACACTCCGTTGCTCAAAACCGACACATTGTAGTACGACACTAAACACGATGTCAAACAAAGCAACATTCGGTCCTATTCAATCGGACTTTTACAAGTATTCGGTGGAGTCTTTCCTCGCCGAGATGCAACCCAAGACCCGTGCGGACTATTCTTTCCAGTCCCGAGTTCGCTGGGCAAACGACAACAAACGTTCCTACATCACTTCGGTGATCCTGGGAATGGCACCCTCTAAGTTTATCCTGGCATCTACAGATGCCTGCCAGGTTACTTCTAAGGTTGCCGCAGACAAACAGTATTATCAGGGATGGAAAGGTCGCGCTGTTGATTACCTCAACATCGACTCCAACAACCGTGTCACTACTCTCGCGGAGTTTATTCGCGGAGAGTTTGGAATCCAACCTGGATTCTATGACATTGCTGGTCAAGTTGTGGAGATCATTGAGGGGGAGAACGACATGTTCGAGACTCTGCCTAATGTGATCATGCAGGCATTCTCGAACGCAGTTGTTACCATCGAGATCATTACTTCTGCGACTCGTGATCAACTTTCTGAACTGTTCATTCGTATGAATGACGGTATCTCTCTGAATGGTCCAGAGAAGCGTAACGCAGTCATCTCCGACTTCTCTAACACCATCCGCAATCTTGCCACCGAGTATGAGTCTGTACTGAAGAACTTCTTCTCCAAGGCAGACATCAACCGTCGCAAGGTTGACGACTTCATTGCTGGTCTCGCACTGGTGTACTTCGGTGGTCTGAATACCACCATCTCCGACAAGTCCCTGTGGAGTGCTTATGCATACGGGTCCACTGAGGACAAACTCATTCACAAGTTCGAGTCGGACTTCAAGTCCTTCATCAACTTCATGGGTGATGATCTGAAGGCACTGCCTAACAAGAACTGTGTTCTTGACTTGTTTGCACTGGTGAAGGATCTGAAGGACAACAACTTCAGCATCAGTAACCGAGATGGTTTCATCGAAGGTTACATGAAGACCCACGCAATGAACCTAACTGACCCCACTACCTACACTTACAACAACGGTCGTGAGGCAGTGTATAAGGAACTCATGCGTTCGCGTGAGTCTTCCTTCAACAAACTCCGTCGTGAGATTGTTACGAAGACCTGGAATCCTGAAGAGTTCTGCACTCAACTGGACCCCAAGCGTAACTTCAGCAAGGAACAGAAGTTCAGTGCTGCAGTGAGGCAGAACTGGGTAACTCCCGAAGGTAAGACCATCGACAAGGGACGACTCTTTGACCCTACCGCATACCACGGTGGACACATTGAACCCCACGCTGATGGCGGTTCTACCGATGATGCCAACTGTGCTGTACAGGAAGCGGGAGATAATCTGTCTCTGGGACGTAACCCCATCCAGTGATTCTAAATACGAGGGAGGTTCAACCTCCCTTTTTTTATGCCTGAAGTTATGACTGTAGTTGACTTACTTCCATCTCCTTTGTATGTTCAGGAGTGTCCATTTCATGATAAAGTTAAATCTTTATTTTTGGCAGAAATTGAGCAGCAAGACGGAGAAATCATAAAAAATCCACGATCTCATTCGTTGACCCATATAGATCACTATTCTGTAATTCAAGATGATCGTTTTTCACGGTTTAGAACATGGGTAGAAAACTGTGCCGAAGACTTTATGTCAAATGTCATGGGATATTACCTCCCAGAGACAATGCAAGTCACAGATAGTTGGATCAATATATGCAATGAAGGTGGATATCAATCACCACATTTTCATTCTAATTCGGTGATTAGTGCCTTATATTATGTCAACTTTGACCCAGAGAAACACTCCCACACATATTTTGGCAGACCAAGATTGGGCATGTCATATCCACAATATAATGCACTTCAGATTCCATACCATAAAGAAACCAGGTACAATCAATTTGATTGTGTAACTGGTGCAGAGGGTAGATTGTTCTTGTGGGAATCACACATGATTCATGGATTCAAAGTTAATAATCACCCCAATCGCATCACAGTTGCTATGAACTTGATGCCCACCGTAATTTCTAACGGGGATTATGGTTGGAGAGTTCAACTTCTCGATCAGAGTGAAAGAGAGGAGCATGTTTCTGCCTGGCGTCAGGGTCAACTCTGGGATTTGCCTAACCTGTTGCCAAAGGATCAGGAAGGCGGTACAGTAGGCGAGTAGGTTAAAAGACCCATGAAACTCTGGAACGCACTAATTAAGACCGCTGGCGGTCGTCTGGCGAGGGTAGAGTTTGAGTCTCCCAGTCATTGGCGTGGTGATGCTGCTGCACAGGCAAAAAGTGCCTATGGTGCGAGTGAAGTAGTCTCCATTAATCCTGCTACAATTCCTGTCAAGGATGCACCGAGTGCGCCTAGACCAAACATTTCCACTGCTGCTCTTGTATCCACATCTTTCCTGGATCATGCTGTAGGTTGGTTGGTGATTGTGCCTATTGTGGCAATTTGCATGGCACTGCCGATTATTCCTATTGCTGGTGTAGTTGGTTATATTATCTGGTTTACCGTAAAACTCGCCAAGACTGGACCTTGGAATTAGAATACTAAATAATCTGTCAAGTCATTATTGTAAAATGAGCGAACAACCAGAAAAGCAATTACTACAACAAAATCCCCCAGTGGAGTCTGCTGGTTCTACATTTGTTGGTAAGGGTGAAGATGGTCCACAAAGAATGGATCGTCTGAATAAACAAGTCAAGATTATGTCTGCGACTCTTGGTAACCTTGATGGTAGACTTTGTGCCCTTGAGAAACTATTGGTACAGGCGATCGGTTATCAACAAACTATCACCAATGTTGTACGCACAACAGCAGAAGTAGAGGCAGAAGTAAGAGCATTGCGTCAAGAATTGGAATCTCTCCGTGCTGAATCTCGTTTTGATATGGGTGCGGGTGCTCCTCTTGATCCAGCAGTTGCACCACTTGGATAACTGTCCCCAACCCATTGACTTCTGACTCAATCACCTCTATATTATTATTGTTCACCAAACACAACACATGAACAACGAATTTGAATACGAGTACAGCGATTTTGATGAACTCTACGATTCGATGATGGAATCTAACCCCGAAGATTGGTTGCCTGAGTCAGGCATTCGGGAACAGTTTGATTCTGAAACTATCAAACTCTTGAATCAGTTCTGATAGTGTGACAGTTCAATAACCTGCACACGGGGGTCGCCAAGACCCCCGTTTTTTTGTATTATTATCTTATCGAACGCAACGCATCAATGCAACTCCGTCCTCATCAGGAAAAGATTCTTGATCGTATGTTTGCTTATCATAAAGGACAGATCATTGTTCCTACTGGCGGCGGTAAAACATTGACGATGATTGTTGATACCCAGACCACTTACGATCTTATTCAGAAAGGAACCACCACAGTTGTTGTAGCACCTCGTATCCTTCTTGCTGAACAACTCTGTCAGGAGTTTCTGGAAGTTATTGACACCAAATATACTCATGTGATGCACGTTCACAGTGGTGAAACTCATCACTTCTCTTCTACTAACCCCGAGAAGATTCACCTGTTCGCTAACACTGCCCGTACCGCAGGTGAGAACGTTCTGATCTTCACTACCTATCATTCTCTGCACCGTGTAATGGATGCAGATATTGAGGTCAACACGATCTATTTTGATGAGGCACACAACAGCATTACTCGCAACTTCTTTCCTCCTACCGAGTTCTTCTCCAATGAGGCAGATCGTTGCTATTTCTTTACTGCAACTCCCAAACATTCTTTGACTGTGAAGAAACCAGGGATGAATGACGTTGATGTTTATGGTCAGGTAATCTGTCAGGTTCCTGCACCCGAACTGGTGGAGGGTGGTTATATTCTGCCTCCTAAAGTTAATGTCCGTCAACTTCCACTTTCCAAGGACAAGAACAACTGGCAACGTGATGCGGACTACCTGCATCAAACGATCATTGATGACAACAAAAACCAAGTTCTTGTCTGTGCCCGCACTACCAAACAGATCATCAATGTGATCCAAAATACTAACTTTGTCACTAAGATTGCTGCAGAGGGTTATTCTTGGATGGTGATTACTTCCAAGACTGGTGCTATCATTGACGGTCACAAAGTCAATCGCGAAAAGTTCTTTGAAACTCTGAATGCTTGGGGTAAAGATTCCACCAAGAAGTTTATTGTTCTTCACCACTCTATTCTGTCGGAGGGCATCAATGTTAATGGTCTTCAATCTGTTATTTTCCTTCGTAATATGGATTATGTTGGTATCTCTCAAACTGTGGGTCGGGTGATTCGTCTCGGTGATGAATCTAAGACTTACGGTCTAGTCACCATCCCAACTTATGACAACGTTGGTATCAGCACTGCCCGCAAAGTGCAGGCAGTTGTAGACACCATCTTCAATCAAGGTCAACCTGCAATTTCAGAGATCAAACGATGAATTACACCAAAGAACAACTAATTGATGCACTTCAACGGGAGTATGAGTGGTTATGCCACGATGATTTCGATCCTGATGAAGATTTAACGATGGAAGAACATCTAGATATGCTGCAGCAACTATCCTATGATGAGTTGGTAGAAGAGACATCGACCGATGACATTTTCACGTTAGATGAGTTTATGAGGACGTATGGGTAGAGAGCAAAAGTATTACAACTGTAACTCAAGTTTATTAGATCCAGTTTGTGTGAGAGATTATGTCTCACCAGATGGCATGTGGGCGGTGATTCCTGTTATTGGTAACAAGGAGTGGGTTATCATCCACGAGGGGAAAGTGCTGAGTGATGTATCACGCACATTCCAAAGTGCCATGAGTAAAGTAGAAAAATACAAAAAAGGGAAATCTCCCCGCAAGAAACGACCTACTACCCCCGCCGCACAGAAATCACAGAAAAAAGCGAAAACGCCTAGTAAGGCAAAGGGATCTCAGACCAAGAAACCCAGTGCCACCAAGGGAACCACGAAACCCAAGAAAAAATCTAGTGGACAGTCCAACAAAGTGGCACAGTCCACTGGGAATCCGTTGCTGGATGCATTACAATAACAAGGTAATCAAGAGAGGAACATGACCACTAAAACTAAGAAACTCTTTGTCACTCCGCTCTCCCGCAAGGCAAAGAATCGCTTTGCAAATGAGATGGATCTCTTCCATACTTGTTTTGTTGAGTGTGAGAAGATGCATGAGGGAATGAATCATGTTTTCCTCAAGTCTCTCAATGGTGGTTACTTCTTCTGGGTGCCAGAAAAAGGTAACTCTGATTGGAAAGTTGAGAAGTGAGTATTGACTTCAAGACTGTTTTACTCAAGGAGGAGACTCTTGATCTCCTCCGCACTTTGATACAGGCAGAGGTTAAACTTGCTGTCCTTCAACATACTCGAATCAAACCAGATGCCGACGCAATACAAGATCAGTTGGCAATCTGCGACGTAATTTACCACTCACTTAAGGAAACTCTCTGATGGATGAACTCGAACTGTCTCGCGCACGTTGCCTGGATGTCATCGACACGGTGATCTCCAAACGATTGAATGATCTATTGGACAATGATAAATATGCGGATGCTAGAGCAATCGCACAAGAAATGTTCCTAATTGGTGATGATGATCTCGATGAATGTTGGGATGATGAGATCATGTTTATGGATGATATTACTGGAATGACAGACGAAGAACTCGCTGACCTCCAGTTTGATGTGACAGTTGAATAACCTGCACACATCACGCGCCATGAGGCGCCTCTACCCTGTATATTAAAAGAGTCAAAGGAATCACACCTAATGAGCACTAACGCACGAATCGGCATCAAACTTGCAGACGATTCTATTGTTTCTGTTTATCATCACTGGGATGGTTATCCTGAGTGGTTGGGTCGTATGTTGGAAAGGCATTACAATACTAAAGAGTCAGTCACCGATCTAATTGATGGTGGCGATATGTCTTCTTGTTACACTAACTCTGGGTTCAATAATGAACCTCTTGGTGGTGATCGTCCTCTTTATTATACTATGCGTGGGGATGAACTTACTCCTCCTCAAGTTGCAGAATCTCTCACAGAATACCTCGAACAGTCTACTGATTGTGGTGGAGAATACGCCTACGTTTTTGACAATGGCGAGTGGTTCTGTTACAATACCCAAACCTGGGGTGATTCTTATGGTCAAATTGTAGAAATCCCCGAACCATTTCCTACCGATCATGACTGAGATTCCGAAGGAACTTAGGTCGTTCCTGAGTACGCCACAGAAACATATTAAGTTCCTTCAGGATCTTAAAAAAGACCTCAAAAAACACCCACATAAAAGTAAGAGGAGGAAAAAGAAATGATAGAACAACTGCCATTCTTTTCCATCTCTTTCTATAAAATCTCTATCCCTAATTGGCAAGAGAGAAAGCAAAGGATTAAGGACATTGTTGGTCTTAATCCTGAAGAAAATAGGATAGATATTTGTTATTCAGATTATTTCAAGTATAATAATAGACCACCGTACTTAGTGACCTTCGTTGCTGAACTCAGGGAGGAACTATCTTATTTCCTGGACAATTCAGGAATCAAAGTAGAACCTCCCGAAGAGTGGCAAATGTGGTCACAGATGTATGTTGGTGCTGATTCTCATCCCCTACATAATCATGGGTTTGGGAATCTTTCCGCAATTCTTTATCTAGATTTTGATAAGGAACATCACCAGAGTACAAGGTTTTATTCACCACTACCTAACCCGTTCTTTGGCACCATTGAACGTTATCAACCTGAGGTGAATGAGGGGGATATTATTCTATTCCCGTCTACAATTCTCCATGAATGCCCACCATCGTACTCTGACATTCCTAGGTCCATTGTTGCATTTAACATCCCTATCGCTGACCAGAATGTATAAACTTAACTGTACTATTACCGATGAACAAAGATCTCTTCTAGCAGATGCTTTGTATTACTACAGCGAAATGTTGGGGAGTGATGCTGATGGATCCGAAAAACTTAATGCTCTAGAAGAACTCGAAGAACACCTAGATGCACATTTTACGGAGTCAAAATGAACGATCAACTAAACATTCAAGAAATTGAGTATTTGCTGCACACTCTGCACTGTTCTGATTTATTCACTCAAAACAGAGGCAAACAAGCAGGAGTTGACCACAATCGAGTAAAAGAAAAACTAGAAAATCTAAAGTATCGTATGACAATGTAATTATGGAAAGACTATCTCCAGAAGATATACAGTTGGAAAGTGTATCAAAGAACTTTGAATATGAGAAGATCTCTCGTCAAATTGATGAGTGTGACGATGTAGCAATTTTGAAACAAATGCTGCGAGTGCAGGTTAAACTGTACTACAAACTGCAAGAAACAATGATCTCTACCCTGAAAATGAAATGAGTAATCTTCGACACCAAATTAAGTCCCAATGGTATTACATCTTCTGGGGAATCGCAACAGTTGCTGTTGTCTCTGGTCAAGTTTATGTTGGCATGGGTTATCGACAGATGGCACAGAGTACAACTAACCTGCAACAATTCTTTGTCCAGTTGTTAAAGGATGCTGGTGAAAACTATGAGCGATACTGAACAGATATTGCGTATTCTAACAGAACACCTAAAAGGTGAATTGAAGCATTATATTGTTAGTGATAAAAACAAATCATACAATAGGATTGTAATTGAATATGCACGTTCGAGTAAATCAGGAGATTGATGTTCCTATGAGAATTGTAGGCAGTATCGGTGTGATTATTGCCTACTTTGTTATTCTTCACTCAAATGTTTTGGTTGGTGTAACAATCAACCTGATCGCAGATCTAATTTCAGTGCCATACTTTGTTAGAACGAAGTCATGGGATGTTGTTGTTATGTTATCTTTTCTACTCTGCATTTCTGCCTCTAAACTATTCTCATGAAACGCCGTTGGGATCCACTTCAAACTGGTTTTTATTGCGTTGACTATATACTCGATGGTGAGGAAAAAACTGCTGTTTATTTTCAACTAGAGTCTGCACAACAGGCACTAATTACAATGATGAGAAAGGGCATCGAATGTAATGGAATGAGAGAATGGCAACCTAATGGGTAAGAAGAAAAAGAGTAAGACTATTTGGCGACTATGGGCAAAGGCACTAGGAGCAAAGGAAGGAAAGAATGATCGAGAGGCAGATATTATTGCTGGCATACGCACCTTTATTTTTATTTCTTACCTGGTTACAAATGTCGCTATTGTATCTAATGCGATAAGGCATTGGAACGATGGTGTAAATAATACACACACGATTGAGAAACAAAATGAATAAGTTTTACATGTTCACAAAAGACTCTTGTGGTCCTTGTGGATTGGTCAAACGATATATCAATGCCCTCAAAGATGATCGCATCAGTATCATTGAGGAGGTGTATCTTGAGGACTTTAGTGATGATCCTATCCCACAGGAAAATATTGCACTTGCAAAGAAGTATGGCGTGACTGCTACACCTGTGTTGGTCATTACTGATGAGGAAGGCAATCTCCTGGAGTCATTTACTGGTGGAATGGGCATAACTCAGAACATCAGAAAGATGTGGGATCAGTATGCTTAGTGCCTGGATTCACATTGTAGCATTCTTTCAAGTTGTTGTGTTGAATTGTGTTCAACCAGTCAACTGGAAGTATTGTTATCGAGTGGATCAATGGTTGGTGCCTGATCTAATCGAAGGGTATCAACTTTGGACAGGCGAAAAACATCCTTATCAGTTGGAAAAGGATTATCTCAATGGTCTACAGAGAACCACATCTACAGAACAAGAGTGACCACTGTGCTGCTCTGTGGCATATCTGGTATAAATTATATTTGGATAAAGATCCGTTAACACCAACAGCAAGAAAGGCATGGTGTAAGTGTGCCGATGAGTTGGGTGAGATGATACAATACGAGGTCAAGAATAATCCAAGATATAATAAAAAATTAAAAGACAAAGATTGACACCCGAAAGGGTGTTTTTTTGTGCCTAATTGCCTTTTATATAAAAGCAAACTCAAAAACACAAGTATATCAACTTTAGTCGTGTGACTATATAAAAACTGTCACAAGGGCGCTTGTGGTGTGGTTCGACGTGCTTTAATATAAAAGCATGAAAAACACCCATCTCGAGCATCCTGAGGATTCTATATTAAATGATGGCAGAAGTGGTGCTATCAACGTCCTCAAGTGGTTTGCTGATAAGAACAGCACACTAACTGTCAAGTATGACGGTGCGCCTGCTATTGTGTGGGGTGTTAATCCCGAGAATGGTAAGTTTTTTGTTGGTACTAAAAGTGTATTCAACAAGAAGAAGATCAAGATCAATTATACTCACAATGATATAGAAGTTTATCATGGCGATAAACCTCACGTCGCATCTATTCTTCATATGTGCATGGAGAATCTGCCTCGTTTGAGTGGTGTTTATCAAGGTGACTTTATTGGTTTCGGTGGTAAGGATAGTTACCGTCCCAATACTATAACCTATGAGTTTCCTGGTGTTGTCAACCAGGACATTGTGTTTGCTGCTCATACTTCATATGTTGGTGCAACAATGAAGACAATGCAGGCACAATTCGGTTTTAATGTAGAACTGCCTGAGTCCAGTAACTATAACTTTCTCGATACAACTGCTGTTCGCACACGTCAACCTAACCGTGCAAAGTTGTTGATTGCACTTGCGAAAGTGTTGGTGCGTTTCGTACAGTTTCCAGATCAAAAGGTTGGGGCATATGTTAAGACTGTCATCAATAAGTACATTCGAGAGGGTAAAGAACTCGACCCCAAGTCTCTGTCTGAGGAGACTGGATTGTCTGCAAATCTGTTTCATTTGTATAACCTTCTGATTGAAATTAAAGAACTCATCATTGATAATTGCAGGGCATTTGAGGACGTTGCCTGTTATGTCAAGGATGAAGAATGTGAACACGAGGGTTATGTTATGACAAACAAATATGGGACATATAAATTAGTCAGGAGACGTATTTTCTCCTATAATAACTTCAACGTTGCAAAGAACTGGAGTGACTGACTATGACATATGTTCCTGCTGTTAATGATTACGTCGTCTGGACAGATACACTAGGCAAAGTAATCGAAGGGTGGGTTTATTTTGTAGATTCTACTTACATTACCATAGAGATTGGCGTAAGAGATAAACCAGAGTGTCCATATGAGAATAAAGTATTGCATAAAAAGACTCACTGTTGTGTGCTCTGTTTCCATGAAGATTGGCATCAGTTAGAATACATTACCTCACGCCCCAGTAAGCATCATAATACAGACCCCTGGGGTGGACAGTTGAGCGAAGTGTCCACTAAACCCGCCGAGGTCGCCGTTTTGTGCAATACTTAAAGAGTCAAAGGAATCGGATCGAATCAAATGCAACTCACCTCCAAAGATGGCAACATGGTTGTTGACTTCTATCCCGTCAAGTTCAACGACGGAAGTGTTAGCGAGTCCCGCATGATTAAGATCGTTACTTTCATGGGTGGGACGCAATCTAAGTCTCTGATTAACAAGAAAGACTTCCAGCGTGAGGTAGATTCTCGGGTTGAAGGTTACGGTTACAATGTAACTGGTTTCAACGAGATTCCTCAGTTTCAAGGTGGTCTCGGGATGGCATGTTGATGAGTTTAATTAAACAACACTTGCACAACTTACAAGAGGATTCAATGAACATTACACTCGACAACATGCCCGCAGTTTGTGAGAAGTATGGTCTGGATCTTGACCAAGAGAAAGTTGCTTACCATACGGTGAGTCTGTGTGGCAAACTCTATGACTCCATCAAGGAGCAAACCCTTCGGTGGCATGAACAAGCAATCATGTCTAAATCTGACACCGATCATCTATATCACATCCGTAAGATTCGAGAGATCAATGAGTCTGGCGTGGACAAAGAGTTTTATATTGTCACGGGTCGCAAATATCTGAAGATTGTTTATTTTGACGGTTCGCAACGTAGTGCTCATGCATTTGTAGATAAAAAGACTGGTGATGTATATAAATCTGCCTCATGGAATGCTCCTGCAAAGGGTGTGAGATTCAATCTCCTCGATGATACCTCACGAGAGGATTGTTTCGCCCGTGCTGATTGGGCAGGAGGTTATTTGTATGCTCGATGAGATCAATTTTCCACACAATCCACCCAAAGGTTATCACTATGAGACAGTACAATTTAAGAGTAATGTTATTGCAATCTGGACTGTATATGATGGTCGGTTTAATTACAATAGTGGCGATGAATCTCGTTGTATCTGGGGATTCTACAACACAAAGACAAAGTGTTACCACTCGCCTATCAATTCCTCCAAGCAAGGTAGTGCGGTAGACCTAAAAGATACCACACCGTATAGCGCAATGCCCATCAATTTGAGCATATTAGAGAGGTGCTTCGTGTGACAGTCGCCGTGCTGTCCACCAAACCCGCCAAAGGGTCTCGATCGGTGCAATACTAACAGAGTCAAAGGAATCGCACAAAATGCACGCTCTTCAAACCATTTCATACGCTGATCGCGAAATGTTCGCTTACAACGCTGAGCGTGAAAAGAAGCAAAAGGAGATCGATCGAGTGCTCGCTCAACCCGAAACTCGTGCCCGTTATGCTCTTCAATTCTACTATGACTTCATGGATCCTGAGATGAACAAAAAGGCACTCAATCGCTTCAGCGAGTTCATGGATGTGATTGAGTACAACAGCGAACCCTACGAACTTTACTGAAATGACTACTGTTATCCTTGGTTCTTTAATCATTCTCTGGTTTTTTGCCCCCAAATGGAAATGAACAATCAACTCGAAATGCTGACTGCTCGTGAACAACTCATGGAAGACATTGATTGTATCATTGAAGCATTTTGTTGGGAAATGTGGGAGGGAAAGTATCCCGAAACCCAAGAAGATTTAACCCGACTTTTGTGTGATGCTGTCATCAAAAACTTTCCCTCAAAGTGATGATGAAAAACTACAGAGTTCAAGTTGAAACTAACGACGGATGTGTCACCGTTTGGTATGAACAATCTCGTGCAAAGACTGCTGACAAACTTATACTGAATCGGGTCTACAATCAACTCTGTGGACTAAACATTAAAGAGATTAACGTTACTCCTTCTGTCTGAATCATGCAATTCCAAATTACCTACATCGAGTTTGATTTTGAGGATGATTTGTATCCCATGACTGAACAAGAAACTGAAGACTTTTGTGATGATTATGTTGGCACATTTTGGGAGGCAGATGATGGAGATGATTTAGTCGAAGAAATCACATCTGCCGCAGGTTACTGTATCAAATCGATCGACTATCGTCACGTCCTCACTCCTATTTTTCCATGATTACTTCCAAGGCACAAATGCTCAAAGTGATTGCAACTGTTGCTCAACCGCATACACTTACCCGTGAGGAAAAGTTTCAAGTTTTCTGCAATGTGTGTGACAACATGTTAGCAGAGGGAAGGATTACATCAGCAAAGCATAAACAATGGACTAACCTATTCTGACCGTGTGACAATCGCCAAACCGCACGCCAGAGGCGCCAGAACGGTCGCCAAGGTGCAATACTATAAGGGTCGAAGGGATTTCACCACAAATGCTTAAAGCACTCCGCAAGTCCCGCCCTGCTAACTTCTACGCTAATCAAGTGAAAGTCCTGCTGCTCCTTGGTATCGGTGTTCTCCTTTGGACTAACACTGGTGCTCGTCAATTTACCTCTGACGCGCTGTACAATGCCTCCGAAGTTGTTCGCCCTCGCTGACATGATTGAAACTACTCAAGATCAGCAAATTCGTCGCACTATTCTTCAGAAGATTGAAGAAATGGACATTGAGTTGCTGAAGCGAATCGCATACGAGGTTCGCTGTGAAGAAATGGGAATCTATCCCGATCAAACTTACATCAACTGGTGAGGTGCAACGTAAAGAATCCAAGTGGAGTTACTATGCCATTGGATTGGCATTCTCACTCCTGTTAGTTGTTCATGTTGTGGAGAATAGCAGAACTGCTGAACCACAACTGCCTTCCTATTGCTCAGCAAACCCCACAAGTTCTTACTGCAACGATTAACATGCCACTGCACACTTCCTACACTGATCGCTACTCCGTTGAGGAGGCATATGATGGAGATTGGGATGACATGATGTCCCCAGATGCCTACGAAGAGTATATCGACCGCAAACGGTTTGCTAAGTCGAACGGATACGCTTATCCTGCTTATCGTACACTGCACAACTACTAATTTGCTACACTTTCGCTTTTTTTGAGATTGGGGGCGTCGGGGATGACCT